TGTGTCCCTTGACATGCCCTCCAAGGGCTTCAGTTCTAAACTGCTTGCCGTCCTCTTGTACGTCATAGATGATTGCGTTTGGTATCTTACGTAGCTTCTCAATCAAATGTTCTTCTACTACGTTACCCAGGTCTAGTAGTCTGAGAACTCTTGGCTCCCAATCGTCTGGCATAAGCCAGCGGTATCTCATCCAAAGGAGTCTCTGATTAGGATTACCGATACCACTGATGCCTAAATAAAATCGTTGCCTTCTCTCAGCATTTGTTTCTACCTCATCTAGTAGGTTGTTAATTGTCATTAGGTTGATACTCCTCTGCTTCTTTAATTTGCTTCATTTCTTTTTCTACTGGTTGATGATATACAAGTACAAACGCATCACATTTTGGGCAAGATAAATTAGTAACAATTTCATAATCGTCATTGTCATAATCTTCTCCTGAATGATCGCCACCCCAGATTAATTTTTCGTTACAGCTCCAACAATTCATAATAATATCTCCTCATTATTTTTTGTTCTTATCCCTATTACATTCTCATACTTGCCCTGCTTCTGTAAAACAATCTCAGCTATGTTCTCGAAAGCACCACTGTTTATTAGTTCAGCGGCCATCCAAGGCTGATTGGGTGATCCCCATTTTTCTGCTATCTTCTTCCACTTACGAACTGCCATGTTGTGTGCAGTAGGATGACCAAACATTAGTGGCATCTTCTTAGGGAAAAACTCATTCTTAACTGTAAAGATAACCTGACAATACTCACTGCCGTTATGGGACTTGGTTACTGTTGCATAGATATCTGTAACAGGTTTGTATCTTGGCTTGGCCTTCTCTCTCTCATCAGACAGGACAGCTTGTCTCTCTGCCTTAGTTCTTTTAGCAGCTTCCTTTTCTTTCCTAGTCTCTAACTCTTCAAACTTCTTAGCTCCTTCAAATACCTGGTCGCACTCAATACATTTCTTAGCAGCAGGTAGGTTGATGGCCTTACAACTTGAGCAGATCTTAGGATGGTATTTGGCGGGTGCTGATTGATCAGGCTGAACCTCATCAAGACAGCCATGCCTGGCAACATTCTCTCCGTAGTCTAGTAGTAGGCAGTTATCCTTATCCTCGTGAAGCCTCATGCCCCTGCCACACATCTGGACAAACAAGCCTACACTTTGAGTCGGTCTAAGTAACGCTATGCAGTCAGCTCTAGGTGCATCCCAACCTTCAGTCAAGACACCCACGTTACATATAGCATGAATAGATCCGTTGTTAAACTTCTCTAATACATCCTCTCTCTTTTCTTTTGGTGTCTCTCCAGTGACGCACTCAGCCATAATGCCGTAGGTTTTTAAACACTGGGTCATCTTCTCCGCATGTAATACTGATACGCAAAAGAATACTGTTGCTGTTCTGCCCTTGGTATATGCGTTATCAATCCAGTCGTTAACAACCTCTATGATAGTAGTGTCAACCATGGCTATCTTTTCTAGCTCTCTCTCTTTGAAGTCTCCGTTCTTAAACTTTAATCCTACTGATCCTGCATCAATGATTGCATGTTCATTCACCGCATAGGCAGATAGCCTACATAAGAATCCACTGCGTATCAGATCGGGTATAGATACTGAGTAAGACAAGTCCTTAAAGAAATGATCTTTACGATTGCCATATATATAACCTTGCCCCATACGATATGGTGTAGCAGTACAGCCCATGACGTTCATGGGTTTCCTATCAGACAAAGTTGTTATGATCTTCTTGTACCTGGTATGGGAACTCGGCGGTACGTTATGTGCTTCATCTATAATCATATAGTCAAAGCTACCGACAGCATCTAATCTCTTAGGTGATGCCAAGGTATCACGACTAGCAACAAGGATCTGTGAATCAATCTCGTATCGCTTCATCCCTGCGGCCAAGACTCCAACAGGAGCTTCTGGCCATACCATTTTTAATTTAGTTTCTGCTTGCTCTACTAACTCTTTTCTATGAGCCATCACTAGGAATCTAGCCGTAGGATCTTTAGCCAATACTTCTTTAATGAAGTGAGAAAAGATAATGGTCTTACCTGCCGCTGTAGGCAAAGCAATCAAAGCATGATCCTCTGCTGGGCGTGTGGCAAACCAATGGTGTAGAGAATCTATTGCATCTCTTTGATAGTATCTAAGTTTCAATGTACTATCTTTTCAACTTCTTCCTTAGTATCAAAATCAAAACCTGGTATCTCCATGTGGTTGTTTACCATGTTAAGTATTAATTCTAGGGCTTCTGTTTGTGTGTGTGAGAACTTAAAAGATAGATCAATAGCAAACCTGGTTAGGGTTACTATTGCCGATCTTGAATCAAGTTCTTTTAATGTCCATTCATCTAAACAATTTTGCACGTCTTCTATTACCTTGTCACAAGTTTGTTTATCCAAATATTCTATGAATTTTTTTTCGTTTATCATCTTTAATATCCACGTTTAATAATGTTAATTTAGCTTCTTTAACTTTAGTATCTAACTCAGACGGCAAGCTGTCAAAATTTTGATCTAACGAGTTCAACAAAGATGTCATTGAATCTACCAAGGCCTTAGCCTCTCTCTTATCTATAGCCATACATTTCTCCAAAAATATATTAAGGTATATACTACCTAAGGGTGCGAGGAGTAGCCTCGGTATTGAGACTACTCACTCGATTTATTATCTACAAAAATTCTCTCTCCTTATAGATAAATTATTTGTCCCAATCAAAGCCATCGTCATTAGACTTTGGTTCTGCTTTGGGACTTTGCGAAGGAGCTGATGTACTACTCTTCGTTTCAACTGCAAGAAACCTAGCAATCTTATTCTTATCAGCCCATTTCGTTCCGTCTCCCTTGTCTCCACCAACTTCTACTTTGACGTTGGCTTTGAAAGGAATGTTCAACATACTCTCAAGTTGCTCTATACCAAAGGCATCCACATCAGGTTCCATACCCATTGCTTTCCTCCAGTCTCTTAGTCTGCTTATAGACACATTCAACCCAGCTCCTGCAAGCATGAAGGTTTCCCAGATCTTACGACCTGATTGTGTAGGGCCTGTCACATCGAATGTGATATTCAAGTAGGCATCACCCTTAGCACTTGTTTTATTCTCCCATCCAGTAGCTACGAACTCGTAGTCACCGACTGGCATAAGGTCAAACGACCCACTTTTTTCCTCGACATTGGTCAAGTTAATTTCAAAATCAGACATATTATTCTCCTTTAGATTTTAAAGATTCTTTAAATGCAGTCATGAACGCTGTCCAATCAAGATCCAAAGGGGCATTCCCCAAGTCAACTCGACTCTTAGCATCAAAGGCTGCGGTGTATTTATGAAACAACTTACGCTTGCCATATGACACAGCCCTGGTTGTTTCCTTAAAACCCTGCCCACTAGTACGAGTTGATACCTCGTAGTTCGCAAACAGGTTGAAGTCTACCCACTCACGTATCATTGCTGATACTTTCTTATGAGTAGCCATCTCCCAACGATCGTAGGGCTCACGCTCTGGATCGTTAAAAGTTCTTATGCCCACATGAGAAAGCAAGATGATGTGCATCTTCTTCTTTTGTAGGGCATCAAACATTCTTAGAAGTCTGCCAAATAATTCAGCAGATTCTGTGAAACCTTTTCCGTAACCCATTGATTCAATAGACTTAAGGTTATGGTTAGCACAAACTTTTTGTTGCACTAACTTCTCTGCCCAGTCAGTTGTATCAAAGACTACTGTCTTATAGTTATGGTCTTCTTCATACAGAGTTTTGATCTGCATTAGTATGTCGTCATAGCTTTCACATAAAGGAAAGGATGACGTGTCTACATAGTTAGTACCAGACTCTGTCTTAATAAAGATAGGGTTGGGAGCTTGACTTGCAAAGGTAGTCTTACCAATGCCATCAGTACCCGATAGGTTAATCTTTATTGAAGGGATCTGTATCCCTGTTGTTACATCATTCAATAGGCTCATAATTCTGTACTCCTTTTGTAATCATTTCGTCAGCGATGAACTCAACATCATCGACTATTGTTAATATTTTTTTGACCCAAGCTGAATGTAAGCCTGGCGACACCTCTGCTTTGATACGATCTCGTATCTGTTCTACTACATCATTATGTGTAATCATGCTGTCTCCTTCTTAAGGCCTTTCATTGCATCTTTAATTAAATCTCTTCCATCTTTTACACTCGGTGCACAGTCCAATGCCATTTGTGTAAAAAATTGTATGCCTACAAACACTGCATGTGGTACTTCAATACCACCCTCAGCAGCACTCTCAGCGGCATCGCACAGATCATAAAAAAATTTATCGTGTGCTTGTTCTTTTTTTGTTTTACTCATTATTTATCCTCTAAATTTATATTATATTTGCTCAATTCTTCTAGTACGACCTTGTTGATTCTCTTCATGTCTTCAACAATCATTTTGTTTTCTTCAAGCTGTTCAGCAAGAAAAAGAATATCATTAGGTATTCTGCCATTGGTCAAATCATTAAAGGTGTTGCTGGCAATCTCTTGTGCATTGTTCATCAGTCTTAGGCTCTTTGGATTTTTGCTACGCCTAGTTATAGGCTCTACTTTCTCTGTGTACCACATTCTAAAAGTAAACTTCTTCATGTCTTTGTCAGAGTAAGTCTTCCTTACAGTAAACTTTCTGCCTAGCCAGTAACCCGCTGATCTAATTCCATTTGCTTCATTTTCATGTTCCACAACAAACGAGTCGCCCACCTCCAAGCTATTTAAAAAATCAATGTACTTATCTCCTCTTTCCTTCTTAGGTGGTATTTCGTAACCTTTTTCAACCTTGGCTTTAAAATACTTTTTCATTACTCAGCCCCCTTTAATGGATCAACGAACTGGACGTATGGCCTTTCATTGATCTTGGTTTGTAGTCCCTCTTGGAACTTGTCAAAGATATCCTGGTGATTTTCTTCTATCATTTTAGATAGAGAAGTATCTTCCT